CGAGCGGCTGGAAGCATATTTCCCTATGGGAAGGATGTTAACTTACAGCTGGACGTCGTTTCTTAGCGACTTGTCCCATGTGAACCTCCTCGAACCCGGAGCAGAAATGCCTGTTAAGGTCATTACTGTTCCTAAAACGCTAAAAACACCGCGAATTATTGCCGTTGAGCCGACCTGTATGCAATATGCACAACAGGCCGTCTTAGAGGCTATAGTCGATACGATTGAGGACTTTGACATCCCTCGATCGTTTATCCGATTCCTTGACCAGACTCCTAACCAGGAGCTGGCCAAAGAGGGGTCCCTTACGGGGCACCTTGCCACCTTAGATTTATCTGAGGCTTCGGATCGTGTTTCTAATCAGCATGTAGAAGACTTGATGCTTAATCACCCCCACTTTGGTGGGGCTGTGCAAGCATGTCGGTCGACGAAGGCTGATGTGCCTGGACATGGAATTATTCCTCTGTCCAAGTTCGCGTCGATGGGTTCAGCGCTGTGTTTCCCTATGGAGGCCATTGTCTTTTTGACTGTGATCTTCACTGGGATAGAGCAGGCGCTCAATCGACCCATAACCATGAAGGATATTAAATCCCTTCGTGGCAGTGTGCGCGTCTACGGAGATGATATTATCGTCCCCGTAGAATATACGAGCGCAGTTGTAGAATGCCTCGAGGCTTTTGGCCTCAAGGTAAACTCTAGCAAGTCCTTTTGGAATGGCAAATTCCGGGAATCTTGCGGTAAGGAGTATTATAATGGGCACGATGTCACTTTGGCACGTGTCCGGAACAACTTCCCTACCCAACTGCAGCATACCTCTGAATTAGTATCTACCGTCTCGCTTCGGAACCAGCTCTTTGAGCGTGGTTTCGAGAAGTCAGTAGAATTTCTCGATCGCCTAATCGAACGGTTTATTCCGTTCCCGGTTGTTGAGAAGACTGCTTCAGCATTAGGCAAGCACTCCCACTCTGCTTACAAGGCAGAACGGATGTGCCCGTCGCTTCAACGACCTCTTGTCAAGGCCGCTGTTGTGATACCAAAACTGCCAGTTTCACAACTGGATGGTTATGGTGCCCTAATGAAGATGTTCCTTAAACGCGGCGATTTGCCATTCGCTGACAGGAATCATCTTTTGTATGCAGGACGTCCTGTGTCCGTTGACATCAAGACCAG